CTCTGCTTGACGGATGAACGTGTTCATGTCGTCAGTTGGGAATGAGTTCTCGCAATAATTGCTTACCTCAGTGACAAGCTGGGTGTAGTTCATGCCATCGGGCCTCTGCTCATCAAGCCTTTAGTGGCCGCACCAGTACCGCGAATCTTGATGCCGGAAGTCTTAGGCTCACCACCAGAAGATTTGTTAATGTTGCCCACACTCATGTTGACTGTATCAGCACGGCTTCTGTTAGGACCAGAGCCAGGATTCTCTTTAGCAGTAACCTTTTCACCAGTCATGGTGTGTGGTGGAGCATAGACTTCGGCATCGCCAACTTCTTTACCCATCATCATTTTGCTGTATTTAGCCATGTTAGCCTCGCTTTTGTGCGGCAATCTTTGCCAAATTACGACCCATAGTCTTCATGTCAGAGTTGGTTTTACCCTTACCCTTACCTGTTCCGCCTTTTGTTTCTTTTACGGAATGGCCGCTGTTAGGGAAGATGTGAACATCAGTCTTACCTTTTTTAGCGACTCCATCTGCTGATCGTGTATATGCCATTTTTAGCTCCTTAATTAACTGTAACTGTACCAACAAATGTTGTTCCCACCAAGTAGTTTGGCGTTAAATACTCATCAAAACTACTAGCCCCACCTACCGGCGCCCAACCCCATTGAATGTCCCGTGAACCACCAGTTAGATTCCCTGCCGCATTCAAGCCCGCAGTGACATACGTTATGTCTGGCCGTGGCTGATACAAAGCCTGTGGATCATAAACAGGATACATACCCAGCTGTAACTGAGGCTGGTCAGGATCCCAGCAAGCATCACAAACCTTCAGCTGATACAGCTTGGTCTTGATGACCTCCATCTTCAGCTGTTTCAACTTATAGCGCTGCCCACACCGATCACATTCGGCAATAGCATATTTACCGGATGCAAATGGAGTTGCCATTAAGTACCACCACCAATGAACGCTATACGAGGCACCAACCTCAATGTAGCCTTCTCGCGATCTTCCTGTGACGCTAGAGCATACTGTTCGTCATAAACCCTCTTAAGCATATCCAGACGGCCTTGTAACTCAGGCACCTTCATGGCTATGTAATAGGCTAATCCGGCCGCTACACAAGGCAGGAAGCGGAAATTCATATCAGCTGTCTGTACACCAGAACCAGCGTCTTGGATGCGGCGCATTCTGTAATACACAAACTGGTACTGCTGTGAGTTATCAGGCGTAGGCCATACAGTTATTGCAGGAAGTTGGGGCACAAACACAGCCGTGCCATCAGCTTGAGCCGCCGCAGTTGTGTTGTTCTGGCCACGGAATACACCGCCCAGCGTAGTGCCGGTGATGTAGGTGTAGTAAATATCCTCTGTGCCTAAACGAATAAATCCAGAACCAGCAAGGCCGTCAACAGTACTTAAGACAATCGTTGTGGCTGTTGATGTAATAGCGCCATTAAGAACGGCCGTTGTTGGGTTTGTTTCACCCGACAAACGCTGAATCCACACTTGAATAGGCCGGCCTTGAACCAGCTTATTAGGGATTGTGGCATAAGTAGAAACGCTGATTCGCGTAATACTCAAGTCTGCCTGAGTAGATGAGTTGTTGGCTTGTGTTCGGATTACATGGTCCAGCAAGTCAATCGTATCTGTAGGCAAGGCGTATGTGGCCAATCCTGGAGTCAGAGTGATAGTCCCTGTCTCAATCGTCCACATATTGATGCCGCGATTTGCCCACTCAATGGTCATCAGGTTAAGAGAGCGGCGAGCTGTGCGTAAGTCATAACCAGTACGCATCTCACGGCCAGCTCTCTCCCACGCTTCTTCAGCGAGCTCGGTGAACTCCATGTTGAAGGAGCTGGTTCCTGTAGTGGTCATTTCTTAGCAGTCTTTGCAGAGTTAATGAATGCTTGAGCCGTAGGCGCACCCTTAGATCCAGGTTTACGCATCTTCTCTTTAGAGCCAGCCGCTATACGTTTTCTTTTGGCGTTAATGTTGGCATACAAACCAACAGGACCACCATCAGCGTACTCGGTAAAGTCAGTGTCATCCCTACGCTCTTTGCGTACACCTTTGGGCATCTTTGAGGCGCGCATAGCACCCATACCACGGCTAGGCATCATGATTTAACACATCTTTCCGCGCGTTTTACCGCGCTCAGCAATACCATCAGCTCTCTTAGAAGCAGTCATGCCGCCACTGGCTTTCTTAACAACTCTCTTTTTAGGAGCCGCTGAACCCCCATCCACATCTTGAGGAGGCTTCATGCCTTCAGTGAAGATGCCACGATTCATTTTACGATCATAGTCTGCCAGCTCTTTAGCTGTAGGGCCGCCTTGACGACCACGGCCAGCGCCAGCTTTAGGATTCAAAAACTCAGATAATTTTTCGTCTTCGGCCATGTAACGCATAGCTTTTTGATCAGGCACATCACTGAACCTCATTTCGGCTTCTGAATTTGTTGCACCTTTAATATCAAAGTCATCATCAGCCATTTTTCCAACGCCAGCGGTGTAAGCGTAGCTTGGTTCATCATATTTTTTAGTTGCCATGATAATTCCTTAACACATTCCACCGCCGCGCATTTTCACTTGCATACCTTTGGTCTTGCCTTTTGTAGCAACACCGTCAGCCGCTTTTGTATAGCCGCCTTTGGAATAAGCCATACCGCCCATATTCATTTTCTTGGCCATGCCACCCATGTTTAGCTTGGTCATAGACTCGCCTTTGTGCAAACGGCCTTCGTGTTTGTTAACGGCCTTCTGCATCATCTTCTTGTCCATCTTTACGTCTTCATGCTTCATGCCGCCTTTGGCCATACCGCCCTTGGCCATTTTGCCTACGCCGTCAGCAGCAAAAGCTGGAACTTTTTTTCCATCTTTCATAACCATTGGCATACCGCCACCTGCATATCCGCCCATGTTCATTTTTTTCATATCACCACCTTTAGAAAATTTACGGCCTTTATCGGCCTCGTTAAACTCTTTACCCACTGACTGTGGGACGCCTACTTTCTTAGCAAACGCTGGGTTGTGAGCCACCGCCGCCATGAAATTATGTTGAGCTTTACTCTTGCTTGGCATTATCTCCCCTGCCGAATAAGCTGGTCAATCTTCTCTTCAAGCTTGTTAAAGCGTTGATCAATGTGACTTGTAATTCTGTCCACTTCAGCTTTAGTAACGTTATCACGGGCTACTTCCTCTCGAGTTTTGTTAAGCAAAATACTGATGCGCGCCAGCTCACTTAACTTGTCGTTTACAATATAAGCCAAAACTGACACTAACAGTGTTAGTGTGGCAGACCAAACTGTATTAAGATCTAGCATTTCCATTTCCTCAATGCTTTATTGATTCGTGAATCTGGATCTTTGGCGGTCTTTTCGCTGGTCAACTTCTTCTTCATGCCGCCCATCCTCGCACAGAAAGCGTCCTTGCGGGAGCCGCCTTCCGGCTGGGGAGGTTTCAAGTTCATGCCTTGCTTTTTGGCGGAGGCGCGACCCTTGGCATTCAAACCACCAGTCGGACTCTTTCCCTCTTTCCTCTGCCATGCCGGACTCTTAGCCATAGAACACCGTACACGCAGATACGTTGGATAAATCTACATAAATACCATTAGGGAACAAAATCCCCTCACCGGGTAACAAAACGTAAATCGTGAATGAATCGCTTGTACCAACATCTAATTCACAAAAAATAGTGCCACTTGATCCGCCATCGCGTAAGCGAACATAGCCGTCTGTTCCATTTCCTCTATAGGAAATAGCTTTAAAACGATTACGACTAAGACTAGCAACATTACCACTGGCAGTAAAATGCTGTGACTTAACATCTGTTTGCATCGACATAATCAATCTCCTTTAAAAAAGGGGCCGAAGCCCCTTGGGTTGATTAAGCGATACGAGAGAACACGTAAGCTGTTGCGCTGGCAAACATGATGCGGAAGCAACCAATGCCAGTTACACCGCTAGGAACAGTCAACAGGCCAGCACCAGCACCAGAGCCAGCGGCGGCGGCGGCAGACAAAATACCGTTTGTGGCTACAGCAATCGTTACAGTTGATGCACCACCAGTGTTATCAACAAACAAATCCAGCGTAGTACCGGCAGTAGCGCCCAAGGCCGCGCCCAACAAAGTGCCTGTAGGCAAAGTGATGGTTGTGGCTGCGGCTGATGTAGATGTGATGTAGCCAGTAATAACTTGTGCGGCAGTGGCTGTAGCCGTTGCGTTAATAGCGGCTGTTGTTGGGTGGTTTTGATCTGTGAAGACCAGATTTGTAGCCGTTACAGTTGTAGCGGCCAAAGTAGTCACGCTAGTAGCTGTGCCGAACGTAGCGTCAACAGTAACAGCGCCAGTGGTTGGGCTGATGGTGATGGATTGAAAGCCATTCTGCGACCGCACTGGGCCATTGAACGTGGTATTTGCCATGATTTTTCCTTACATACAAGTTAAGTGCATCAATCTGTATGTCGTCAGCCGGGACTGCTTGATGCACCGGATAAGCCCGGATTACTGTATTTATATCACGATATTTTTAAGTGTGCAACACTTATTTTGATGTCATAAAATTTATATATGAAGATGTTATAAATCAATAGTTTGCTTGTCCTGATTGCCAACTTGGTTTAATTGACATGAATACTCCAACGCCCGAACACGCAGAAATATTTGCACAAAGCGTCAAAAAATGGCAGCAAGTATTAAACCTTTCTGACTGGCGAATTGAAAAGGGACTAAAGCCCGCTAAACAAGCAATGGCTTCTGTTGAGTTTAATGAAGGCGCAAGACTTGCGACCTATCGACTGGGTGACTTTGGCGCAGAAAAGATTACCCACGAATCCCTTGATAGCACCGCCCTACATGAACTTCTTCATGTGATGCTCCACGATCTTATGACGGCGGCTCAAGATCCTCGTTCCTCTCCAGAGGTTTTGGAAAAAGAAGAGCACCGAATTATCAACCTACTTGAGCGACTGCTCTTAAGGGATTCTTATGGTATCAAGTAACGGTCTAAATTCTTGTACCGATGAGCAGTTTATAGAACTGTGGGATGCACATCAATCTGTTACAAAAATAGCAAAGATTTTAGGCGTGACAGAGAGGGCTGTTAACTACCGCAGAAGAAGAATGGAAGAGCGAGTCAATGTCAAACTAGAAGGCATAGACATTAGAAGTGCCAAATATGATGCCAACAGGCCAAAATCTTTTTCTCCTCTGAAACAAGTAAAACTTGGAATGTTGGACTCATGTGTAATTGTTTTCAGTGACGCCCACTTTATACCCGGTCAACGCTCAACGGCGTTCAAAGGGCTTCTGTATATGATACAAGAGCTTGCTCCTCATGCGATCATATGTAACGGGGACGCCTTTGACGGTGCTTCTATTTCTCGCCATGATGTGACTGACCAGCCACAGACTTCTGTTATTCAAGAGTTAAAGGCTTGTCAGGGCGCGTTGGGTGAGATTGAGGAGGTCGCTAAAGAGGCCCGTCATAATGTAAAGCTCCTGTTTACATGGGGCAACCACGATATTAGATTTGGCAATAGGCTTGCCCAACACGCCCCACAATTTAAGGATGTTCAAGGGTTTAAGTTGACAGACCATATCCCAAATTGGGACTTCTGTTGGGCGGTGTGGCCTACCGATGAAGTCATTGTAAAACATCGTTACAAGGGCGGAATTCATAGTACGCACAACTCAACCGTAAATGCGGGGGTCAGTACGGTCTGCGGGCACCTTCATGCCCTCAAGGTGACCCCATTCCAAGATCTTCGAGGAAACAGGTTCGGGGTCGATTGCGGAACATTAGCTGAAATTGATGGCCCACAATTTACCTATGCCGAACTTAATCCTAGCAATCACCGTAGTGGTTTTGCCGTGTTAAACTTCTTCAACGGCCGTCTTTTATGGCCTGAGCTCGTCCATAAATTTGATGAAGATCAGATTGAGTTTCGTGGTGAAGTAATTGATGTGAGCGCGTTTTGAGTGCCTGGCTAATTATTCTTGTAGGGGCAATTTATGCATACATTGCCGCAGAACAGCTGTATCGGGGCAATCCTTATATGGCTATGGTGTACGCCGGCTACGCTTTTAGTAATGTGGGGCTTTACCTTTTAACAAAGTAAGCCCCATAGGTTTCAATTACTCTTTTGTTTCGGAACCTTCAAGTTCTTCTTCTGTATCTTCTTCGTCTTCAAAATCAAGATCAAGTTTGTCAATAGCTTCATATTCAACGGCCCAATCGTGCTCTTCTTGGAATTCAATAAATTCCTGAATGATCTGAATTTTTTCAAAGTCATGTGTTTCAATAATAATTTTTTCTGAGCTAACCCAGCCAAATTCCATTTCAAATTTCATAACAAGCCCCTAAATTAAAACAGCCACAACGACTGCAAAACCATCTTAATGAAGTTTTATGACAAAAAAAAGGCCACCCGAAAGTGACCTTTTGGATCCGGAATTAACCGGTCAGGCTTAGGCACCAGCAGAGCCGAACATACCCAATGGATCTGACCAGCCAAAAGAATAACGCTCGCGAGACTTGTAACGAACGTTACCAGTGTCAAAGTCGCCGTCCATGGAGTTAGCCAAGGGTGAACGAACAAAGTGCTTCATGCCGTTAGGAACGTCTGTGGTCAAGAACCAAGCGTTAGTATCGGTCAAGAAGTGGTTAACGCAGTAACCTTCAGAGATTGAACCGTTGTTCTTAATTGCGTTAATGTCGTTGTCAGCTGTACCAACGCGCAACTCGGTTTCGAGCAGGCGGGTCGCAACGAATTGCAATGAAGAAGGAACAACCAATTTCTTGGGTTTAGCGGCGATCAACAAGCCACGCTCGTCTGTCCACAAGCTAATCTGAATAACAGCGTTTTCCAACGATGTTTCATTCAAGTCAGCAGGGGTAGATGGAACGTTACTGTTAGTACCG